GTCGCAAATCAAATTCTTCGCGCTTCAATTGCAACTTCGCTTGAAGCTCGTTCAACTTAGTATTTGGTTGAACATCAGCCATGTCCTGAACCTTGGCAATATTGACCGCAGCTTCAGATTGCAGCTTCCTAACTTCCGCTTCCATCTTCGCAATCTCCAACTGAATCTGATCCATCTCCCATTGATGATGCTGCGCTTGCATTTCAGCTTGTTCAGGAGTTGGTGGCTCTTGCCCTGTAGCAATACGAATTCGTTTCGCCAGTTCGCCTTTTCTTGCAAGATGGCTGTATTCGACAATGGCATCATCAGGTATTGCTACCCCTGCCTGTCGCAGATTAATTGCTTCAGCGAATTGAACTTCATCGAAAGAATCCCGCGCTGGCGCAGTTGAAATAATTACGTCGTATTCTCCGATGGTTAGGTCGTTTACAACCGTGCCTTCAGGAGTCATTTCGTTAATGACTAAAGGTTCTCTTGGTTTTAAGGGATCTTCTTCATTAGTAATCTGAATAACCCGTTGCTCAGTGTAAAAAGACTGAATTAGAGTAAGTATTTTTTCGGCTAAAAACTGTCTGGTCTTTTTCAGGTTATCTAATGGAACCTGAATCATAATGACTCCGCGATTTTGTTTCGCCTGAATCGCAATACCAGAAACTTCAGCACCGTCAGTTCCTAACATTGAATCATTAACGCCAGATATAACTTTGATATTGCCAGCCGCTTTAGCTGCAATTCGATCTAAACCAGTAGGAATTTGATTCGGTGTAATCTTTGTAGGTGGAGTCGTACCACGCTGATACTCTAAAACTAGTCCTGTTTCTGCGCCGTGTTCTTCAAGGTCATCAGCAGTCATGCCTACCAGAGAACCTGACTCGACCATCCAACCAGAGTTGGCTGTTGTATTTACAATGTGTAGTTCTTGAGATGCAATTTTGTTTAGCTGTTCTTGTGGTGATAATAAGTTACGCACCATGCCAAACGGCTTACCTCTTCGGAAATACGCAAAATAAGGCACAATAGTAAATTCGTCATAAGGACTCCAATCATCATGCAGCACTACCTTATCGCAGGTTACAGTCCAACGAACTTTCCTTACTACTTTAGTAATAATGTTTAAGCCATACTGCTTTGCAAATTTTTTCGCTTTGGTATTTGACCAGGCTTCGGGAACACGACGTTGATCGCCTGTGTTTGGATCGACATAAAAATCAACCCGAGCAATCTTTTTATGTTGCCTCTCGATAATTCTTAATGCTTTTATATTCCTGTATTCATCCTCGCCAGAAACACCATGCCCCGTATAATCATCAGCAGATTGTGTATCACCATAACGAGTCTCTTCGTATTCAACGGAATCTCGACCAAAACTATTTCCATTCTCTGCGATAAAACGTAAATCTTCGGCTTTGCTTTTACCGTAAAGTTCTTCGATCTCATCGAGTGTCATCCATTTGGATTCAAAAATTTCATTCCATGTTTTCGGATCGTAGTCTTTGGCATCTGGGTCTATAAGAATATCGAGTGGGTCTTTTGCGGTAATACGAATCTCACCTTCAACGTGATCAGTAAAATCCATTCGCACATCAAAGTAACCTCGACCATCCATGATCAAACCGTCAGAAAAAACCTGTTGCTCGACCCAATCCAGTTTGTTGGCATCAGAGATCTGCATATAAAGTTTAGTCAGCGTATGAGCAACTTCAGAATCGCCTCCCCTTCTGGGTTTGAACTGAATGTCTGCACGACGGCTAGACTGTTCACCCAATACAGTATTTACCGTTGGTAAAATTGTATTAATAGTCAGTGCGGGTCGGCCCTCTGCTTCTAGGGCAGAAATATCTTCTTCTTGCCATTGATCGCCCCGATAATAAGCATCACAGCGTTTTGCCAGATCAATATATTGAGCATGTCCGTTATCTCTTGCTCTGACATAACGATCCCACTGATTAGAAGCAATTACTTCCTGTTCAATTTTTGAAGTCTTAGTTGCCATGTCTACGCACTCATCGCAGATTTACTGCGCTCAATTTTGGTAAATTTTTCAAGTCGATCTCTCCAGCTTGGTTCTTTGATTACAGGAGCTTGATACGTTGCAAATTCAGTCATCATCAAACCTACCCAAGCCAGTGCATCTACTTGGTCGTCATGTATCCCATTAGGAAAACGCAATAATTCAGCAATCAACGGGCCTGTAAACACAGCTTCTTTTGGAAAGAAAACCATGCCTTGCTGCATACGACCTTGTATTGCTCTTGCCCTTGCTTCCTTATCCCTCCGACCCGTTTTTAAATCTTTTATGTAGGCTTCATATAGCCCACGTTCTCTAACCCGTTTTTCAAGAAATGGCCCTAATGCCATCTCAATGTGACCTTTTTCAATGCCTATAATTGAGGGCTTCCATTGCTCATAAAAATCAAGTATGAGTTCAACGAGCGCAAAGCCATCGTAACGTCCCCTGACACAATCCATAATGTATAGACGGTCATACTCATCAACACCAACGCACAAACCAACAGAATAATCATTGCGATCACGCTGCCCAATAGCCAAGTCCCAAGCCTGATAGTATCTGAGTCGTTCTTCATCAACTTCGCCTTTTTCATAGTAGTTGATCATGCCTCGGTTAAAATAATCACCATCATCAGCGACAGGATTTTGTTGATACAAAGCAGACCAGTCTCTAGGGCCAACCGCTTTTTGAATTCTTTCTAAACTCGGTACGTCGTAACGTTCTGGATGTAATGCTTCTCCTGTGTCTCTAAAACTTTCATCTTCTTCAGCGATTGCGGGGTAACGCACAACCTCCCACTCATCGCCTCCATCTGCACCTGCTTTAAGTAAGCGTCCCGCCAGATCATCGTCGTGCCAGCGAGTTAAAATAACTAATACTCCTCCGCCCGGTGCAAGACGGGTGTAAGCAGTAGATGTGTACCAGTCCCAATTCGAATCCCTGTTATTCTGTGATTCCGCATCTTCGCGGTTTTTAACAGGGTCATCGATCACGAGTACGTGTGCGCCTTTACCAGTAATACCGCCACCTACACCCGCTGCAACAAATCCACCTCCCGATGTCGTTAACCATGCTTCAGCACTTTGACTTTCGGGATCGAGCCGTGTCGAAAATGCCGTTTTATAACCAGGATCTCTAAGTAGGCTTCTCACCTTCCTCGAAAATCCCATAGCCAAACTGCCCGAGTACGAACAGCTTATAAACTCATGCTCTGGGTTCCTTCCCAAATGCCATGCTGGAAACGCAATACTCGCCAACGTTGACTTCCCATGTCGCGGTGGCATAAAGAGCATTAGACGAGGCGATTTTTTCTGCGCCACATCTTTTGAAAATTTTTCTAACCTTTTACAAATATCTTTATGTACCCACCCCGCGTTGTAGTCAGGGTTAAATCTTTCTACAAACGGCAATAACCGTTTACGTGTTAAAAACCGTAACGCCAGTTCCGCCCGTGCTTTTTCTTCTACGGACGTATCTACCTGTTTAACTTCCTCAACAGGTTTTGCTTGAGGGAGCTTTTCAGCTTCGTCGGCTTTGCAATAAACACAAAGCTGATCTCCGCCACTAAATAACGTTGCTGGGTGTAACGCCTGACATCTTTTGCATTGCACCTTTTCTGTCATAATTTAATCGGGGCATACCTATAGTTATAAACAACCTGTTTTTCGCATCGCGCTTCTATCGACAAACCTTCGGGCCGATTATTTAAACGCTGTGCGAAATACCAGCATCTATCGCTATCTTCAAAACAAAGAGCGCCGTCAGCACAATCCGTTGCTACTGTCTGCCCTCCTATGATCAAAACCAATACAAAAGTAATCATGTTGTACTCGGTTCTAAGTAGTCCTCGGTTTTACCCGCAATTTTTAACAGGTCTTCATCACTCATTCGTTCAAGCTGTTTCGTACCGTTTATATTGATATTTACCTGAGTGGCATTGTCAGGAATATGCAGTCCGTGCAATTTACATATAGAATCCACTGTTGATTTCATCTCAGTAGCAGTTGCACTCGCTGCATACGCTTCCATGTACATAAGGTGCGCGTTTTCCTTAGTAAACTTCACTTCTTCGCGCATTTGTTCACGAAAATAATTTATAGCTTGGGCAACCTGGGGAATTTTTGCTGCACGATGCGCGGCTTTATAAGAGCTATACCCTGCCCCGCGACCAGCGGCGGCGACAGACATACCAGAAGCGACAAGTGTGACCAGTTTTTCCTGTTGCAAAGTAAGCGAGTTTTTGGACAGCCCCATGTAAGGAAGCTGCGCTTGAAATTCCGTATGGGGGTCTACGCTTTCTGATAGAGCCTCAGTGGATTTGTCCTGATGGTGGCCCAATTGGGCTGCAAGAGTTGTCAATTTTCTTCGCAAGCTCCGTGTCCATGTGTACAAAAACAGGCGCAAAAGCTCCATGTTCGGAGAATCT